CCCCGATGGTCAGTGGCGTTATGTCGTGACGATTGAAGATGCGCTAAAAGGCGGTGCAGATACGTTATTTAATGTTGAGAAACTGAAACAGCGCTATAGCAAATACGCGTTCAATCAGCTTTATATGTGCGTTTGGATTGATGATGCAGATTCAATTTTCACCGTACATCAACTTTTAAAATGTGGTGTAGATATTTCGAAATGGAAAGACTTTAACCCAAAAGCGGATCGCCCTTTTGGTGATCGTGAAGTTTGGGGCGGATTCGACCCCGCACACAGTGGCGATGGGGCTAGCTTTGTGATTATTGCCCCGCCTGCGTTACCTGGTGAAAAATATCGTCTGCTTGCACGCTATCAATGGAATGGACTTTCCTATGTCTATCAAGCCAATCAAATTCGCGCCCTTTATGAAAAATACAATATGACCTACATCGGCATCGATGCCACGGGCGTGGGCTATGGGGTTTATGAATTAGTGAAAGAGTTTGCTCGCCGTGCCGCCACAGCCATTATTTACAACCCCGAAAGTAAAACAGGCATGGTGCTGAAAGTGCATGATTTGGTTGAGCATGGGCAAATTGAGTGGAGCGAAAGCGAATTAGATATTGTACCGAGCTTTTTAATGATTAAGCACCAATCAACCAAAAGCGGCAATACAATGACATTTACGGCAGAACGCACCGTCAAAACGCAGCACGCTGATGTATTCTTTGCCATTTGTAACGCCATTAATAAAAAATCCTTAAGTGATAAACCTCGCAAACGTCGTAGATGGAGCGTACTAAATGAAAACTAATGTAAAAACAGACAATAAAAAAGGGATTGTTATTGCCCCAATTAATGATCGCACTTTTTCCTTGAGTGAGATCACAGCCTCGCCCGCATTGGATTATGTCGGCATAGGCTTTGATGAAAATTACAATTGCTATTTACCACCAGTAAATCGTCACGCACTGGCAAAATTGCCTCATCAAAATGCACAACACGGTGGCATATTACATAGCCGTGCAAATATGGTAAGTGCAACCTATGAGGGTGGTAAAGCCTTGTCTAAAATGGAAATGCGCGCACTATGTTTAAATTTAATTCAGTTTGGGGATGTTGGCTTACTAAAAGTGCGTAATGGTTTTGGTCAAGTGGTGCGTTTAGTTCCACTTTCCAGCCTTTATTTACGTGTACGCAAAGATGGCGGCTATTCCTATTTAATGAAAAAATCGCTTTATGATACCGCACAAGAAATCTATCGCTATGATGCGAAAGATATTATCTTCATTAAACTTTACGATCCTATGCAACAAGTCTATGGATCACCAGATTATGTAGGCGGTATTCAATCGGCATTGCTAAATTCTGATGCGACAGTATTTCGCCGTCGCTATTTTAGCAACGGGGCACACATGGGCTTTATTTTGTACTCAACAGATCCCGACTTAACCGAAGAAATGGAAGAAGAGATCGCAAGAAAGATCAGTGAATCTAAAGGCGTGGGAAATTTCCGCTCTATGTTTGTGAATATTGCGGGCGGTCATCCTGACGGGTTAAAAGTGATTCCGATTGGCGATACTGGCACCAAAGATGAATTTGCCAACATTAAAAATATTTCGGCACAAGATGTTTTAACCGCACATCGTTTTCCTGCAGGTTTAAGTGGGATTATTCCGACAAATACGGGAGGACTTGGCGATCCGTTGAAATATCGTGAGGTGTATCACTATGATGAAGTGATGCCATTACAAGAGATTATTGCAGAAACAATAAATCAAGATCCAGAAATCAAAAACTTATTAAAAATCAAGTTCCGTGAACAAAATTTTGCAAAATAAATCTTTGTTTTAGCCTGTACAAAAATCCATTCATTGATATAATTAATTGCAGTTATTTTTTGTGATGGCTTTGGGGAAAATGGCAAGAACAACAGATATTTACTGCACTGTTTGCAATTCAAAATCCGTTATCGAAAGATCTGAACGAATACACAGTGAATTTACAAGATATTATTGTGCGTGTAAAAACCCCCTGTGCGGTCACAGATTTGTCATGAATATGGAATTTGGTCACACAACACGAAGTAGCAAATTAACCAAAGATAAATTACTTGAACTAGTTTTAGGAAAACTTTCAGAAGAAGAAAAAGCCAATTTAAGAAAGATATTAGATGAATAAAAGCCGCTAGAAATAGCGGCTTTTATTTTTATGCTGCAAGTAACTTATTTGTGGCCACCTGCGCCAAAAAGTTGCTTCTGTTTTTATATTCAGGATGAGTTGCTACAAAGCTATCAATGCGTTTAATTAAAAGACTAGGTAAGGTAACATTGATTTTTTCGGCTTTCCCCATTAGGTGAGTTAAATCTACATCTACAAAACTAAATGTAAAGCCTTCATACTCTGGATTTTTAGCATGCTCTTGCAAGGATGTTGGCTGCGGAATTTCCTCTCCATCTTCTAACATGCCTTCAATATGGAAGGCTATTGCCTCTTTTGCGTTGATGAACGCCTCTTCTAATGTATCACCAGCTGAAAAACAGCCTGGTACATCAGGCACCACCACACCGTATGCGTGATTTTCATCGCCCATTTCTATTCCAATTGGGTATAACATAATCTTTCCTTACTTATTATAAAAAATTGAATAATCAAAAATAGTTTCAATAAAGGGGGATCTTAAATCCCCGCTTGCTTTAATATTGTTTTTACCGTTTTTATTGGTAAATCCTTTTTGGGATGAGGAACAGTAACTCGCCCTTTCTTTGTTGGATGCTTGAATTGATGGTGACTACCGACAACATTTACAAGATACCAACCGTCATCCTCAATTTGTTTAATTATTTTTGCACTATTCATTTTACCTCTTACTTATTAATTTATGGGGTTATTATAACTCTATTATTTTGATTTTCAAGTTTTTTTAGAGTTATATGGGTTATTTTTTATTATTTGATTCTTTCATCGTATGCAACGACACATAAGACGATTTCAAACTGCCATAAGGTGCTTTTGGCTCAAATAGCACCAACATTTGCGGTTTGTTGTTTTGGTCTGTTTCCTCGCCTGTTTCGTTATTGATGAAAGGAATACGAGAATTGGTGATATACACAATTTCTTTTGCATTACGCACACACATATCGAACCATTTTGTCGAACCGTCCACATTGAGCAACATTACTACCGTTTTGTTATGTAGCACACTTTGCTGAATGGCTCGTAACACAAACGGCAAAGGGTCACTATAAGGCGGATTCATCCAACAGTAACGCCCTTGCCAATCTGCTGTTAGCGTGTTTTGTTCTGGGCTGATAAAGTTTTTCACTTTAGTGTTATGTTCCATTGCACACGCATCTAAATCAAATTTGATGTTGAAATATTGTTCTGCATAATGGAAAACCCACCAAGGTGTAGCCCATAAGTCTTTATCTGATTTTTTTGTGTTGGATTTATTCATTTATTTTTCCTTTGATTTATCCTTAACTTTACAAACAAGCGGATTATTATTTTGATCTACTGCCACAACAACATGGCCGTTATCTGTGACTAAATAACCAACATTGTGAATACATATTTCATTGATTATTACATCAGGATAATTCGAATACTTGTCTAAAATACCACCAGAAAACGGAACAATATATTTTTCTGCCAAACAAGGAAAAGCCATTAATATTGCAAACAGTATCATTAATTTTTTCATGATTATTTAAACCCTATGTATATTCACTTGCTTTCACAACCCGAAAATTATCCACATATCTAATTTTTTCGCCGTTTGGATGTAACCAGCGATAACCAAACACTTTAATTTTTAGTCTTCCATCTGGCATTTTCTTTAATATATTACAATGCATTAAAAAATATATTTTTGAACGACTATTAAGCGAATGTTCACACGTAAAATAATGTTCCCCATCCCATTCTTTAGGTTGTTCTTTACAAATTCTGTAACCCATACATACCCCTAAAGAATACACAACACCCAAATAAACATCCCAATAATCCCGCCAATCATTCCACTGACAAGCCCTAACAAAACGTGGCTTATACGTTCGCGTTTTACATCGTCTTCTAATTGTTTAATCGTGCGGACAAAATAGCGGTTAATGGATTTTCCTGATTCCTTTTGAATCTTTAAACTGCGGTTAGTTTGTTGTAAGTGGATTGATAGCGCCCATACGTCGGCTTTTAATTTTTCTACTTCAAATTGACCGCACTTTTCCGCCCGTTTTGCCGCTAAGATTCGGCTGATTTGTTTCTGTTTTCTTTTATTCATTGCGTTTTCTCCTATTGAATACGTTGTTTTTTATGAAAATCTTTGAGCTTTTGAAGGTTTCTCGGCACAGGGGAAAGCGACGTCATCATGTTTTGATTCCGTTTCACTAACTGCACATCGTTTTCGGTAAGTTCTATGGCTGTATATTTATCTATGGTTAGCCGTTTATACTTGAATAAATAGTCTAATTTTTGTGCGCTAAGTGGTGCGCAGATCGATTGTGTCAGTAATTTGATCTTCTGCTCAAGAATTGAGCGGTTACAGTTACTGACACAAGTCCAAGGCGCACTGCGTGCGCTATTGTTAGCGGTTGAGCTACGCTCAACCATAGATTCTGTGCGTTGCGCAAAATCTTGTGGGCGTTTTTTAATTTGCCATTTTTTGGTACGTGAAATGACTTGTTTTAGGCTGAATCTATTCGCTAAACCAATAATGGCTTTGCGTTGTTCGCCATATTTATTAGCAGGTTTAGTTTCATAGTCGAGCTTGATGGGTTGATCAGTACGTTTAGCAAGCGCACCACCTTGAATTTCCATATATGCCGCATAGTCATTCGCGATGCCTGCG